GGGGGTGGAGTGATGGACGCTGACACCATCAACGCCGCCTACGTCATCGCTGGCGAGGCGTCCACTTGCCCTGCGNNNNCGANGCTGGCGGTTGGACCCGGCATCAACGCGCTGCCGCCTGTGCGCCTGCTGGCGGGAGATCTGAACGGCGACGGGTGTGTGGACATCGCGGACATGGAGATCGTGTCGGCGGCATACGCCACGACCAGCGCCCAGGGCGACGTGAACGCAGACGGGGTTGTGGACATCGCGGACGCGGCGCTGGTGGCGGGGAACTACGGGCTATGTGGCCCGATCAAATTTTGAGAGGATGGACATGGAAGGAAAAGTGGAATACAAGGTAGAGCGGGAGATTGTACCGTGCGACCACGTTGCGGATGGCAGCGCGCCGATCGTGGCGACGGTAGCCCTGGGCGCGAATCGGTCGGTAGCAATGTGCGCTGGGTGTTTGGAGCCGTTCATGCGCAAGATCCTCGGCGATGCCGCGCTGATCCTGGGCAATTCGCTGCTCCTGGCGTACATGGAACTGGCGAGTGTGCCCCAGGGCGAGGAGGCCGATGCCTGACCTCTCCGGCGCGGGCTGGATGGCCGTCTGCGTCATCCTCACTGTGGCCGTCGCCACGATGAGCGTGTCCGCATACTGCAACGACACGAGGGCGGCAGATGATCCCCTGTACGGCGTCATGGCGAGCGGAGAGCGCACCGAGCACGGCGCGGTGGCCTGTGGGCCTTCATACCCGTTTGGAACGCTTGTAGCGGTTCCTGGATGGGGTTGGGGTGTCTGTATGGACAGGGGCGGCGCGATCACGGACGGGCATTTGGATCTGTGGATGGACAGCGAGGAGGCCGCGCTGAGGTGGGGGCGGCAAGAGTTGGAAGTCTCGGTTCTGGAGGTGATACCATGATACCTTTGTGGGTTGTCGTTGCGGCGTTCGTGCTTGGGTCGTGGATCGGATTCCTGTGCGCCGCGCTCTGCGCTGCCGTCGGACGGATCAGCAGGGAGGAGGAGCGACGGGCAAGGGTGAAGAGTGCGGGCTTGTGCGACTTGGACGAAGAGCACAATCTGGAGGACTGACATGAAAGCGCACACCTGGACGTTTCGCTTCCTTCGCTGGATCGTCGGCATCCGCGTCAAGCACTACGTAGACCCGGACGGCATCACGCATCTGTCGCTGTTCGTGAGATGGGCGAGGAGGTTGGTGCAATGAGCCAGCGGGAGTGCTACACCATAACTGGCGGCTGCGCGGTGCGCATCTGGGCGGCCTTCCTGGAATGGCCCAGACCGGGCGAATCAGTGGCGGAGTTCGTGGCGCGGCTTCAGCAGGAATACACGGCACAGGGGCAGGACTTGTTTGACATCGAACTCTCGCGGCACGGGGACGGCTCGCCGAAAAGCGCGCTGGTGAAACTGAAGGTGTTGGAAACTGGGTCTTGACATCCCTGCGAAATCGTGGTATGATGATCTCAGAGGGTATTGTAACTGAATAGCGCGGCCCAGAGGATGAGGGTCATCGCGGGCAATCTTCGCAAGAGGGTTGCCCGCTTTTCTTTTGTGTAAACGGCTCTGCCGTGAGGGTGGGACTATACCGGTATAGCACGGCGGGGCTACTGATAGCAAAGAAAATACAATGAGGTGAGAAATGCCCTGGCAGCCTGGGCAATCTGGCAATCCGGCTGGCCGCCCTCGGCGCGAGGTTGAGGAGCGGTATTTGCGCGTCTTCAGGCGGGCAGTCAAGGTTGGGGATTGGCGCGACATTCTGGACAAGGCGGTTGAACTTGCGAAGGAAGGCGACAAAGACGCCCGGAAGTTTCTGGCAGAGTACCTGGTCGGGAAGCCTACCGAATACGTCAATGCGGACGTGTCCACGAACGCGGGCACAGTTGAGGACATGACAGATGACGAACTCGCGCACATCGCGGCAGGACGCAGCGGCGGAACTGCTGAGACGTAGACTCGCGCGGCGTCATCTGCTGAACCTTACTAATTACACATTTCCAACGTACCAGGCAGACCCGGCCCACGCGCTGATCGCGGCCAAACTGGACGCGATGCGGAGCGGGGAGATCAAGCGGCTGATGATCTTCGCCCCGCCACAGCATGGCAAGAGCGAACTGACCTCGGTACGGCTGCCTGCGCTCTGGCTGGGCAATCGGCCCGACGACACGGTGATCCTCACATCCTACGCGGCAGACCTGGCGGAGAGCAAATCGCGCGAGGCGCGCAACCTGGTGGGCAGCGAGGAATATCAGCGCCTATTCTCCATTCAAGCCGCGCGGGACAGCCGGGCGGTGAATCGCTGGAAGGTGGACGGCAGGCGCGGTGGGATGCTCACGGGTGGCGTGGGTGGCCCGATCACGGGCCACGGCGCGGAACTGGGCATCATTGACGACCCGGTGAAGAACTGGGAAGAAGCCTACTCCGAGACGTACCGGGAGCGCGTTTGGGAGTGGTGGCGCAGCACATTCCGCACTCGCATCCGCGAGGGCGCGCCGGTGGTGCTGATCATGACGCGATGGCACGAGGACGACCTGGCTGGGCGGCTGCTGCTGGATCAACCCGGCGCATGGGATGTGCTGAGGCTGCCAGCCCTGGCCGAGACGCAGGACGAGCGCGACGAATCGTGCCGCATCCTGGGCCAGCCTGCGGGCCAGCCAGACCCGCTTGGCCGCGCACCTGGCGCGGCGTTGTGCCCGGGGCGGTTCAGCGCAGAGACGCTAGAACAAATCAGGCGCGACGTTGGGCCACTCGTGTGGTGGTCGCTTTACCAGGGAGTGCCCCGTGCGCCGGGGGGCGCATGGTTCAAGCGTGAGATGTTCCCCATCGTGGACATCGGCCCCAGCGGCCCGATGCGCCTCCGCTGGTGGGACCTGGCAGACAGCGAGGAACGGGGTGCGCGCACCGCTGGTGTACTGATGACGATTGAGCCGCCTGGCATCGTTTACATAGAACACGCGGTATTCGGTCAGTGGGAGGCGGACGAACGGGATAGTGTGATCCGCCAAACGGCACAAATGGACGGGCGAAACGTGCAGGTCTGGATGGAGCAGGAGCCTGGTTCTGGCGGCAAGTACCAATGCGAGGCGCTGGTACGGCAACTGGCAGGCTACCCAGCGTTCTACGAGCCATCAACAGGCAGCAAGGACGCGCGGATGGTGCCGTTTATCAGCCAGGCGCGCGGCGGGAATGTGAGAGTGCTACGCGGGGAATGGAACCGCGCCTACATTGACGAAATGTGCGCGCTGCCGACTGGACGATACCGCGACATGGCAGACGCGACGAGCGGCGCATACAACAAACTGGCAGGAGCCGGGATACTGCGGCAAGTGCCGGTGAGGATGAGGAGCAGGCAATGGCAGATGTCTCCGACCTGGAACAACAGATCATCCGAGAGCGCGCGCGGCTAGAGGAATACTGGTCGCCTCGCAATTCGCTGATTGACGAGATGCGCGCCATTCGGTTCATGGAGAACGTGCCCGACGTGCCCGCCGACCTGATGGCCGACGTGGTGCAGACGCCGATTGGCTACCAGATCGTCGAACGCATGGTGGGCGCACTGTTCGCAGACGACTACCAGATCACCGTGCCCAGGCCCGGCGAGGGCGACACCGCCGAGCAGCGCGCGTCCAAGTTGGAGAAGTTCACGCACGGCGCGCTGGGCGAACTGGAACGCTTGCAGGATGAGGACGTGCTGGAACGGTTTGGCGAGTGCCTGCTGGCGGATGGGCACGGCTGTATGCGTTTACTCCACGCGCCGCAGTTCTGGAAGGGCTACCCCCGGAGAGATCGCAAGGGCGAGGAGGAGGATAGCGCATACAACAAGCGCACCGAGGACTGGAAGCGCGGGCGGCGGCTGCCCTTCGCGTGGCAGTGGCTAGAGCCTGACACGGTGTACCCGCTGTGGGGCGAAACAGGGCTGCACGCCATCATGGAAGTTACGGAGCGCGACCCGCTGTCGCTGGCGAAAGACCGCTACAACCGCGTCAAGGAGGATCCCGACCTTTGGGACTTGGCCTTGAAACCGACGGGCGACGGCGAGGTGAAGTTCATTCAGCGTTGGATTGGCGGCGAGTTGACTTACATGGTGAACAACACGGTGGTACACAGCCAGACGACGAAGTATGAGCGCCCGCCCTACGTCTACGC